GTGGATTTCACCCCGCACGCGCGCGCGCCCCTTTCCGGAAAGGGGCCTAACTCCCTGAAAGTCGGCGTCCTATCGTTGGCGCCTCTGGAGGTCGTTTGACACCGAAGCAAAGGCGAGCACGCCTGAAGGAGATCCGGGCGCGTCAAGAGGAGATCGCCGCCGATCAGGTCGCCGCCCGTCAGGCGCGGAGCTTCACGGCGGTCCTCAAAGCTCACTCGATGCTCGTGGCCCTCGATGCCGAGGCCGCCGAGCTGCAAGCCGCGGCGCCGGTCGAGCTATCGAGGGCCGACCGCGAACGCGTCTGGCGCGAGGCCCTGCCCGACATCCCCGACACGCTCCTGGAGAGCGCCCTCGACGAATACGCCCGCCGACATGGGGCGACGATCTACCTCTCCCGAGACGGCGACCGGGTCGCCCGCGTCGAGGGTGGTTGGGCCTCCACGTCGTGACCCCCAAGACGACGAAAGCCCGCCGAGGGGCGGGCGGTGGTCGCCTCGTGGGCGGGCTAGGCGCCGAGGGCGGCGGCAATCTGCGCCTTCTTGGCGGCGAGGGCGGCGCGGGCGCTGCTGTACTCGTAAATGTAGTCGTCCTGGTCGTCGAGGGGGAGGTAATGGTCAGGGCTGACGGGGCGCCAGTGGTAGCATGCCAGCCGCATGTCCTCGCCCTCCTCACCTTGATAGTGGCGGGCCAGGTCGCCGACGTGCTCACCGTTCAGCGTGACGGGCTGCAGCGTCTCGCCCCTCCGAACGCTCCAGCGATAGTCGCCGTCGTGTTCGTCCATGACCATAGGGCCGATCTCGCCGTAGTGAATGCCAGTGTCAACGGCGCGCGGCGTTCCGCCGTTGGCGGCGACGAACCCGGCGACGTGAGCCTCGACGTTCGTGCGCTCGTCGACCGTGACGCGGTGGGTGCCGGTCGGGCCGGCGAGGGTCAGGACGCCGCCCTCGATGGTGCAGGAGACGGGGCCGTTCGGGGTGTTGATCGTGCGGGTCATGTTCTCTCCCTTGCTTGTGACTACAACATAACGCGCCCTCGCAAGCTGGCTACAACTTTCTGCGAGAAAGTTGTTACCGCAGGGCCGACCGGGGCTTTCGCGTGAGCTGGGCAGAGGCGACGCGCGACGTCCTCCTCGACTCGCTCTCGTGCTCGCTGTTCAGCTTCCGTCCGACCGTGCCTCAGCGTCAGTGGCTGGAGGAGTCGAGTCCGATCGCCCTGTGGCGCGACGGGAACCAACTCGGCAAGACGACGGGCTCCCTCGTCGACCTCGTCCACCGATGCCGGGGGACGCACCCGTGGCAGACCGTGAGGCGCCCGCCCGTGTATGCCGTCGTCGTCGGCGTCAGCCTGGAGCAGATGGGGCAGCCGGGCGGCATTATGGAGAAGCTGTACAATCTGATCCCGACCGAGGAACTCGACCCGAAGACCGGGTTCGAGCCCGGGCGGGGGATCACCGGCAAGCCTCCGCGGCTCGTGTTCCGGAGCGGCCCGGGCGCCGGGTCGGTGATCTTTTTCGGGACGTTCAAACAGGATCCGACCCGATACGCCGGAAGCACGATTCACCACGTCTTGAGCGATGAGCCGATGCCGGCGGGGACCTATGAGGAGCTTCGACCGCGGCTTCTCAAGTACGGCGGGACGATGCGGATCAACTTCACGCCCGTTCCAAACATGCCCGATATGCAATGGCTGCGCGACCTGATCGACCGGGGCGTGATCGTCGAGCACAATCACGGGTTGAAACCCGAGAACTGCCTCCCCGCCGGGGCGCCGTTCCCGTACTACTCCCGGACGATGCTCGATCAGTTCCGGGCCTCGCTACCGCTCCCCGTCCAGCGAATGAGGATCGAGGGCGCGTGGGACCCTCTCGTCGACGAGCGGTGGATCTCGGCATTCAGCACCGAGACGCACGTTCGGGGCGACGAGCCGCCCGCCGGGGCCGTCGTCTTCGTCGGGATCGACCACGGGATCGTCGGCGGGAAACAGGCCGCGGTCGTCGGGGCCGTCGTCGGGGCCGACTCGCTCCGGCCTCGGGTGTGGTACCTCGCCGAGCACGTCGGGCACGCACAGACGAGTCAGGAGGAGGACGCCCGCGCGATCGTGTCCATGCTCCACCGGGCGGGCCTCGAAGTCGAGGACGTCGACCTCTGGGTCGGCGACCGTCCCGCCGACGCCCGGGGCCTCGTCCGGAAGTCGAATAGCATCCTCCGGCGACACCTCGCCGCCCTCGCCGGGATCGCCTACAATCGCTTTCCGCGGATCACGACCCCGCGCAAGTTCGACGGCTCCGTCGTCGCCGGGCTGACGATGCTCAACAGCCTCTCGGCAACCGACACGAGGGGGACGCCTCACCTCATCGTCTCGCCGCGGTGTCCCGAATTAGCCAGGGCCTTCATGGTCTTTCAGGGACATAAGCAGGATCCGAGTAAGGATATTTTGGATGCGGCGAGGTACCCTGTCGAGAGGCTCGTTGGTTCTCAGCGGGCGGTGGCTCTCTCTTTGCGCTACGGGTGACCCTATGCCGTATCAGCCGATCATCTACCCGCCGCGTCCGATGATGCCCGATCAGGACCGCGCCGAACACCAGCGAGCGCGGGCCTCGATCCTCGACGAGGACTTCGACAAGGTCCTCGACCTCTGGCTCCGGGACTACGTCGCGCCCGAGGTCCTAGAGACCTGGGGTCAGCCCGACACGAGCAACAACCCGCTCGTCTCCTACGTCTCGCAGCTCACGACCCCAGGCCGCTACAGTCAGCGCCCGATCGTGCATCATCCGAGCGAGGGCGCCGCGGGCCTCCTCGACCCGGGCGGCGCCCTCGATGCCGCCGGGTGGACGACGAAGGCGCAGACCTACGAGCGGAGGACGATCGGCCTCGGGGACTACCTCGTCGGGCTCGATGTCTTCGAGGGCTCGCTCGTGATCCAGCTCGTCGAGCCGTGCGACATCTACCTCGAAGCCGATCCGCGACGCCCCGATCGGGCGCGCGCCCTCTGGCATCTGCGGCTCCGATGGGATGCGGTGCGGTGCGCCTACCGGTGGACGTTCACCGTCTACGACCTCGGCGACCCCGAGGCGGGCCGCCCGCCCTCGCTCCGGGTCGTCTCGGCGACGGAGAAGGCCGAAGACGGCTACCGCGACCTCTCCGACGCCTACCTCGACGGCGGCGCCCTCGTCGGCGACGCCTACCCCTACCGCTACGAAGACGGGCGGGCGTTCCTTCCGTGGGTCCAGTATCGAAGCTCCGACACGGGTAAGATCTGGCACTGGTCAGAGCTTAGAGGGCTCCACCGGGGGACTCTCCACGTTTGCACCTATGCGACGTACACGGGCCGCGCGGCGCTGGACGCGACGGGGTCGCACGTCCTAACGTGGAATCTCCAGCTCCCCGGGGCCGACGTGCGCCTCGCTTCGGGGCGCCCCTACGACGACGGCGTCGGCTACACCCCGGGCGGGGCTCCGATCGAGCAGGTCCCGATCACCCCGGGCGCGATCTCCGCCTGTCAGGTCGTCGAGCCGGGCGTTCAGCCGGGCGTGAGTGTCGTCGGGCCGGGTATCAACCTCGCCCCATTGCACGCATTCACCCGGGGATACATTCACGACCTCATGCTAAACCGGGGCCTCGGTCAAGCGTCGGTCGAGAAGGTAAGCGCGAACCCCGCATCCGGGGCGGCCCTCCATATCTCCGACCGTCAGAGGCGCGAGTATCAGGAGCGGATCGAGCCCCTCTTCCGTGCTTCCGACCTCGAACTGCTCTCGAAGGCCGCCGCGGTCCTCAATCGGGCGACGGGGACGGACTACCCTGAGAGCGGATACTCGATCGTCTATCACCGGCCGCCGCGCTCCCCGGGCGAGGAGAAGGACGCCCGCGAGCGCGACGCCTGGCTCGTCGAGCACGGCTATCGCTCCCGGGTGGATGTCTACCGGTCGCGCTACCCGGGCCTCTCGACCTCTGACGCCGTCGAGGACCTCCGACGCATCCGACGGGACGAGGCCCTCGTCGCCTCGGGTGCGATTGACGACGACCGCGACGCCGCCCTCGAAGAGCTGGAGGCCGCCGCGTCAGCCCTGCGGGCGATGCCGATGGAGCACGACGAGTCGACCGACGCGCTCGCCTCCGTCGAGGCCGCTCTCGCCGCCCTGACGGGGTCCTGACGTGCCTCCTTGGAGGGCGCCCGCCGCGGTGCGCAAGGAGGCCCGCCGCGCTCTCGACTGGCGCGCGGAACTGCCGCCGAGTCGGCGGGCGATGACGCCGGTCGGGGTCCGTCGGGCCGTCCAGCTCGCCGAGGGTCAGCCCGTGAGCCTCGACACCGTCCGCCGCATGTGGTCGTATTTCCAGCGCCACGAGGTCGACAAGGACGCCGAAGGGTTCCGCCCGGGCGAGGACGGGTACCCCTCGAAGGGCCGTCAAGCGTGGGCCGGATGGGGCGGGGACGCGGGCCGCGCGTGGTCGCGTCGCATCCTCCGCGAATACGATCGGGAATGGTATCTAGAGCGCCTCGCGAGGCGAAGGGAGACAGGATGAGCGAGTTCAGTCAGGAGCAAGTCGATCAGATCGTAAAAGAGCGCCTCGATCGTGCAAAGTCGAAGCACGCCGAGCAGCTCGCAGCCGTCCGCGCCGAGGCGAAGCTCGCCGGGGCGGAGATCGTGAAGCTCCGGGAGCGGGTCGCCGCCCTGGAGCCGTTCGAGAGTCAGGTCGGAGAGCTGCAAGGACAGATCGAGCGCGCGACCCGGACCCAGCTCCTCGGGACCCTCGGGATCCCCGCCGACGCCCTCGCCGACATCGAAGCGATCTACACGTCGAGAACCGCGGGCCTCGACGAGGCGCCGACCTTCGCCGACTTCCTCGCCGAGGGCGGCCCCGGTCGCGAGGTCCCTCTCCTCGCGGGGTACTTCACCGCGGGCGCTCCCACGGGGGACGGTGTCACCGCTGTCTCGACGCCGAGCCCGGCCTCGCTCCCGGATCTCTCTCGGGGGGCGCCCGCCTCGGCTCCGAGGTCCTCGGGCATGAGTCGCGAGGACGCCGCCGCGTTCCTCACCTCGCCCGAGTTCCGCTCGATGACACGCGAGCAACAAGACGAGGCCCTCCGGGCCGTCGAGCAGCAGAGCGGGACGTCCTATGGGTCGCGGTGGTTGACGCCGCGCGCCTGACGGGGCAAGATCCGATCATTGGCCCACTACGCGGACCCGGCGGTAACAGGGGAAGGGCAAGAGAGTTCCCTTTCCCACTAGCTAGGAGTCGCCGCTATGGCCTCGATCAGCCCTCCCGCGCTCGCTTCCGCGGTCAACAACGAAGTCGGATTCGCCTACACTTTCGCACAGATCGCGATTCAGCGCCGTCTCGAAGACGCCCTGAACGTGCAGGCCGCGGGCCTCGTCCGCCTCGTCGGCGACGCCGCCGGGTCTGGCTCCGACGTGATCCGCGTGACCAACATCGGCGGGATCGGGTTCAACCTGGCGATGTCGGCCCTCGCAAGCGAGACTGCCGCGATCACCCCGAGCCCCTTCGACTTGGGCTACTCGACGGTCACGATCGCCGATTATGGGCTTGCTTTCGAAGAAAGCTACAAGGCCCAGATCCTTGGACGTGAGCCCGCCGCGATGCTCGACGCGCTCGTTCAGACGATGCCCGAGAGCTTTCTCCGGACTCTCCGCGACCTGACCGCGACCACGGTGGCGGGCTTCTCGACCTCGATCGGCTCCTCGGGGACCGCGCTCACGATGGACAACGCCCTCGACCTCCTCGCCGCGTTCCGTGAGAACCCGGGGTCCGGGATGCCTGTCGTCATGCTGCACCCGAAGCAGGTGAGCGACCTCGTCGACTCGATCCGCTCCGAGACGACCCTCTCCCTCTCCGTCTCCGAGTTCGGCGGCCTCCAGGGCCTCCAGGGCGGCGCGCAGACGATCCGCAACTTTGCGGGCCTCGGGTTTGATATCTCGATGTCGACGAGCATCACCGACGACTCGACCGACTACTTCGGCGGCGCCTACTCCGCCGGCGGTGTCGGCTACGCGGTCGGCTCGACGGCGGGCGTCCGCGCCCGGGGTATCGACGCGATCCGGATCCCCGAGTTCGGTACGATCGTCACGTTCCCGAGCAGCAGCTCGACGAATGGCAAGGAGACCGCCGAGGCGCGGTCCTTCCTCGGCGTGGCCGCGGGTAGCTCCGATGTCTTCGTTCAGCGTAAGGTGATCTCCAAGGTCGCCCCCTGATCGACCCTGACGCGCGCCCGGGCTCCTCCTCGGCGGCCCGGGCGCGTCTGCACCTCGCCGAGGGACAGAGACAGCCAATGCCAATCCGAGCGAAGAAGAAGACCTCGACCGCCGCCGACGCGCTCCTCGTGGGCGATGTTCCCGAGACGGTCGACCCGGGCCTCGCCGCCCTCCTAGAGGACCCCGTCGACACGGGCCGATCCTCCGGGCTACCGAAGCTCAACCCGAAGCCGCCGTTCCTGCTCCGTCACTGGCCGATGAACTGGGAGATCGGCGAGGTCGACGGATCGCCGACGTGGCTCCCGCGGGTCGAGCCTCACCTCCTCGTGAGAGGCGCCGCGGGGATCCGCACCCCGGGACCTCACGAGCCCGAGTCAAACGCCTATGCCGACGCCGTCCTCGAAGCGAGGCGCCGCGGGTGGGTCTACCTGCCTCTCTCGACCTCGATCCCCGACGAGCTTCTCCCGCCGGGAGTGCCCGCGGGCCGCTACCGTCGCCGCATCCGAGGGCAACACCCGATCACCCGCGTAGATGTCGAGGCGTGGGTCTCCGCGTGGGACGTGCCCGAGCCGGGGCTCCCGGGCGCCCCTCTGACGTTCACGCGACACCGCGAGAGCTGGGACCGGTGGCGGGCCTCGCTCGTCGCCTCGGGGGCGATCGCCGCACCCGTGCCCCAAGCGACCCGGGCCGTCCGTCAGACGATCGAGCGTCACCTCGGGCGCACGCGGAACGCGGGGATCGCCCCCGACGTGAAGGCCGCGAAGGTCGCGCGCCTGGAGGCCCGTCTCGCCGCCGCTACCTCTGCGGGGGTGCCGGCATGAGTGCAGACGAGCGCACGCGCCGAGAGAGCATCCAGAGGGCCGCGCAGAACCTCCGAGAGGCGTCGCGCGGAAAGCTGACACAGACCCAGGCCGAGGCCCGGGTCCGGAATGCGGTCCGCCGAGGCGACCGCGAACGCGCCAACAACAACCGATAGGGGCCTCCTATGCCGCTGATCTCCGCTCTCCAAGACATCGCAGCCGCCGACGCCGTCGGGGTCGGGACCTTCGACCTCGTCGGGGCCGCCTACTCCGCGACCCTCTCGGGTGATCTGACCGTCACGGTCAAGCACCCGATGATCCTCAAGCTCGACCCGGGCGGCGCCGCCCGCAACGTGACCCTCGAAGCCGAGGCCGGATGTCCGGGCCGCATGCGCTGGATCGTCAACGCCGCCGACGCCGCCGAGAACCTCGTCGTGAAGGACGATGGCGGCTCGACCGTCGCCACGATCAACCAGAACGAGTCCGCGGTCGTCTACTGCGACGGGACCGCTTGGAGCCTGATCGCCGTCGTCGCCATTGCGCTGAGCTGATCTGATGTCTAGCGGCGACACCGTCTACACGTACCGACAGACCGGGCCCGACGTTCTACAGCGGGCCCGGGCTAACACGGTGACGTTGGAGGTCTGGCGCGACGGGGCGAAGGTCGCCCCGACCGCCGCGACGGTGTCGCTAGTCCGTCCCGCCGGGACTTACGTGGTCGAGGACGCCGCCGCGTCGATCGTGTCCTCCGTCGCGACCTACACGCTCGGGGCCGTCGACCTACCGGCCACCGAGCCGACCGGGCAGCTCTACCAGCTCCGGTGGACCCTGACCCTCGACGGCCTCGCCCGGACCGTGAACCGGGCGTGCACCGTCGCCCGGTTCCCGATGGTTCTCCCCGTCACCGACGCCGACCTGACCGCGGGCGAATACCCCGACCTCGTCGATCAGCTCGGGGACTACGGAACAAACCTGCAAACGTTCATCGAGGCCGCGAAGCGCGACGTCCTCCGAGAACTGGAGCAGGCGGGGCAATGGCCCGACCTGATCACCGGCCCGAGCGACCTATTCGAGCCGATCCGTCAGTCGACCTACGTTAAGGTCTTTCGGTTCCTGTTCTCGACGAATGACTCCGAGAGGAGCGAGCGCCTCATGGAGCTTCACCGGGCCGAGTATCAGAAGGTGATGAAAGACCTCCGCGCCCGGATGGACCGCGACGACGACGGTCTTCCCGACTCCGAGAGTCGCGAGAGCATGAGCCGCACGATTCACCGCGGGGGCGCCCGAGCGCGCTACCGCCGCCGCGCGCCGTGGTGGTGAGCCGATGCCGACGACCGGGACGATCTCAGAGCTACGTCAGACCATGGCGGCGCGGATCGCTGCCTCCTCGACGACCGGCCTCGGGCAGGGCTCGATCACCTCGCCGACGTGGAAGGAGGAGCGGGCGCCGTTCGCTCTCCTCGACGAGAGCAAGGCCCGCGCTCACCTGGCGTTCAGTTGTCAGATCGCAGACGCCAGCGTGACCGATGCCGGGGACGGGTCGTCGGCGGCGTCGCCATTTCAGATCGAGGCGACCGTCGCCGTCCTGTTCACGTTCCGGGTCCGGGCCTCACGTCAGCGCGACCTCGACCGCGCAGCCGACGCCGCCGAGGCCGTCGCCCGGTCGATCCTCACCCTCGCTGCCGAGGATGTCCGATACAACATCCTCCCCGACCTGATCTACTCGCCTACCATGACCGAGGACGGTGAGGCCGTTCAGGTTGAACAACGATACCTCGTCCGCTTCGATTCCACGATCTAAGGAGGCCCTAAAATGGCCCGTTTTACCTCACGTCTTACGTCGGTGAAGTTCATCGACGCCACGACACCGACCGCCCTCGACGTTGTCGTCGGCCCCGGTCCCGGCGACCTCTCGATCGGCGAGACGAACGCCGACAACGCCGAGAGGATCAGGGTCCTCGACCGTGGCACCTACGACGGCTTCGTCGTCGGCGACGATCTAGAGCAGGACGTCAGCATCACGATCGAGGTCGAGAACCAGAGCCTCACCGACGGGACCGCCGAGCGGGTCCGCGACTTCGTGATGAAGACCGGGGCGTTCGCCTCGGCGACCTCCGTTGACTCGACGATCTGGGCGTTCAAGCTTGAGGTTACCATGACCGACGGCACGAACACCGCGACGATCACGCTCCCCGTGGTTCAGGGCGGGGTCGACTTCTCGGAAGCCAAGGAAGGATCGACGATGTCATTCAGCGGAACGAACAACGGCACCGTTGCGGTCACCTGATGCCGTACCACAAGAAGAAGACCAAGAAGAAGGGCGGCAAGTAGTCGCCTGGAGGAGACAGCATGAGCGACCCGATCACCCTCGGGGGGACCGACTACCGGCCCGCCGTGATCCTGATCCCGATCCGCCTCCGACTCCGGAGCGCCTACGTCGACGCCGAAGGCTCGTCAGACGACCTCGTCGCCGTCTGTGGGGCCGTCCTCGGTCAAGCCCTGCCCGACACCCTTGGGGAGAGCCCGAGCGCCCAGAGGCGCGCCCTACGCGCCGACGTGGTCGACTACGGCGAGAGGGTCGTCGACGCCCTCCTCGGTCGGGGCGTCAAGGTGCCCGAGATCATCGAGCACGGGTCGCGCGTGCTCCTCGACGTTCTCCAACAGATGCCGAAAGACGACGAGATCGAGGAGGCCGCGGGAAATTCCAAGGCCCGGGCGGAGACCTCCATGGCCTCTTCCTCCGTCTCGGGCTGACTCACTACGGGGATCCCATGGCGCTCTATCGACTCGCCGAGACAGACCGGGACGCCCTCGTCGCCCTCCTCGGGTGGGAGCTACACCGGTCGCGAAGCCGCCCGAGGCAGAGCGCCCCGATCCGTCACGCCGAGGGGCGCCTTGACGCCCTCGACGCGTTTCAGGTCTGATCGATGGCACTCTCCGAGTTCTTCGCGCGTCAATACCCGCGAAACCAGATGAGCAAGGCCGCCCAGATCAAGGAGGCCCGGTGGCATCGCCGCGGGAACTACTACATGGGAAAGAGCGGGCGTCGGAACCGCTACATGCGCGACGCGGATCTCGTGTTTCCGGATCCGCAGTTAGAGCGCAAGATCTTCCAACTGATTGAGCAAGCGTACCCGGCGATCGCGGCCTCGTTCAATAAGCACTTGGGGCCAATGGCGGTCGCCATGTTCAAGAATTGGCCCTACGAGACGGGACTCTCGTTGCACCTCCTTGCGTTCGAGTGGGAGATCACCGAGACGACTCTCGGCGGGTCTATCGTCTGTCGGGCGCCTTATACCTACTTTATCCGAGAGGGACAGAAGGGGAAGGAGAAGGGGCGCAAGGTTGGACGAGAGCTGACGCCCGAGGAGCTGGAGATCATGGCGAAGCCGCCGCGCGGCGTCACGAAGGAGGCATGGAAGCAGGCCGTCGTCGTGAGCGCGAAACAGGTCGATCTCGTGAACTACGGCTACGCGATCGGGGTCCTCCGAAAGATCGGCAAAGCGCAAAAGCGCCGCCGCGCGCCGCGCAAGGGCCGCCGCGTCGCCGACGCCCTCGTCTTCGAGCCGGGCAAGGTCGCCGCGGGCCGCATTTACGACGACATCCTCGATGGGTTGAGCCGCCAATGAGCACCGTGAAGCGCGATATCTCGATGTCCATCATCGCCGATACCCGACGGTATCAAGCGGAGATGGCGAAAATCCCCGGCATGACCGACAAGGCCGCCGCGAAGGCCGCTCAGCGTATGGTCAATCAGGAACAGAAGCGGATCCGAGACGAGGAGCGGCTTCGTCGACGGGCCGCAAAGGATCAGGAGAAGCTCGCTAAGCAAACCGCCGAGAAGACCGCCGCCGCCTACCAGGCCGCCGCGGGCGCGATCGCCGCGGGGTTTGCTACCGCCGCCGCCGCGGGCGCGGGCCTCCTCACCCTCGGTCAGGATGTCGCCGACGCCCGCAATGAGCTGAGCGACCTCTCGGTGGAGACCGGGATCAGCGCCGAGACCCTCGCCGCGCTCCGGTTCGGCGCGAACGCCGCGGGGAAGGACCTATCCAACCTGACAAGCGGGATCGGTCAGTTCGCGAAGAGGATGGCCCAAGCCGAGCGCGCGGGCGGTACCCTCGGGCAAGTCTTCGCGGGCCTCGGGGTCGAGCTGCGGAACACTGACGGGAGCCTCCGAGGAACTGACGAGGTCTTCCGCCAGACCGTGCAAGCCCTCGCCTCTGTCGAGGACGAGACAACCCGAACCGCCGCCGCGATGGAGCTATTCGGCAAGTCGGGCGGGCAACTCGTGAACGTCACCCAAGTCCTCGGGGGTGACTTCGACCTCTTCGCCGGGGCCGTCGAGGAAGTCGGGATCGGGATGAAGGGCGGCGCCGAGGAGGCCGCCGAATTTCAGCGGGCTATGGCGGTCCTCTCGCAAGTGATGGACGGGATCAAGGCGCAGGTCGGAGGGCTCGCCCTGTCATTCGCCCAAGGTCTCGCGGGCGGTATCGAGATCGCGAAACTCGCCGCGATTACGGGCGTCGGCGGTTTCCGGGTCTTCGCCGCTGCGTTCGAGCTGATCCGGTCCTCGGTCGCCGACGGGGCTATCCCGAGCATGGAGGACTTCGCCCGGGTCGTCGACGAGGAGGGCGACAAGATCCGCGCCGAGCTTCTCGCCGAGGTCGACGCGTTCCGCGCTCTGATCGGCTCCGTCGAGACCGCGGGCGTCGAGGTCGGCGACCTCTCGGGGCTTCTCGATAGCCTCACGACCAAGCAGGGCAAGAACACCGCAGCGACGAAGGCCGCCGCCGACGCGGAGAAGGTCGCCGCGGGCGTCTCCAAAGACCTCGCGAAGGCTCGCCTCGACGCCCTCGATCCTCAGACGCGCCTCGTCGTCGCATTCAACGAGGAGCGGAGGGAGCTTCTCGCCCTCGTCGACGCGGGCGCCGATGCCGCCGAGGTGCAAGAACTGATCGCGCTGAAAGGCGCCGCGATGGAGGAGCAGTTTCGCAAGACAGACGTGGCGGCCTCCAAGCTGGCACTTGAGGAGGCGCTTGTCGAGCCCCTCGCCGCGCTGGAGGCCCTCGGGCCGCAGATTCAAGCGGCGTTCGATCAACTCCAAGCCGAGTTCGAGGAGACCAAGCGCAAAGCCGCCGCGCTCCGAGACGAGATGGTCAACCTGACGACGACCGGCCTCGGGGTCGCCGCGGGGTTCGGGGAGCTGGCGATCGACCGCTTCGGAGAGGCCGCCACGAAGGCCGGGAGCCGGGCCGACAAGCTCCGAGGCGAGATCGAGCAGCTCCGAGACTCGATGACGGGCGCAAGCGAGGAGGAGCGCGAGCAGATCGAGGAGACAATCGCAGCGAAGGAGGACGAGCTAGCGAAGGCCGAGAAGCGCCGAAGGAAGGCGAACAAAGACGCGAGAGAGACCTTCAAGAGCGTCAAGGCGATGCGGATCTCCGAGACAATCATCGCCGGGGCCGCCGCCGGTATCCGGGCGGTCGCCGAGTTGGGACCGATCGCGGGCGGGGTCGCCGCTGCCGCGATCGCCGCCGATACAACCTTCGCCGTCGCACAGATCAAAGCGCAGAAGGCGCCAAAGTTCCACACGGGTGGCATCGTCGAGCCCGACGAGACCGCCGCGGTCCTCCGACGCGGCGAGGCCGTTCTCTCCGAGCGGGCGACCCAGCGCCTCGGGCGGCGCACGATCGAGGCTTTGAACCGGGACGAGCCCCTCGGGGCCGTGAATATCTACCTCGGCGACGACCTCCTCCGCTCGCAACGACTGACGCGGGCGCCTCGGGGTGGTATGCATACAGCGATTGGGGCGCGTAGCCCCTACCTCGGGCGATAGGGGGCCGCGTGGCGCGAGTAGACCGGACACCCCAAGGGATCGGCCCCGTAGACGCTCGATACTCCGAGAGCGCCCTCTCCGCTTCTCTGTCGAGCTACACGGAAGCGGGACCGCGACCCGGGCCGGCGGTGGCGACGAGCGCGGTCCAGAACGCGAGCCCGATCGTCAGCGGGGCACAGGACGAGGCCCTCGACGTGAAGGTCTCGAAGTCGGGCGATCCGAGCATCGAGCGCCGCGGGTCGGCGGTGATGTACAAGCTCGACAGCGAGACGAGCCCCGACGCGTATCGGGGGTGGGCGTCGCCCGTGCTCTGTCACCGGGCAACGACGGTGCACTTCACGACGACCGCCGCGATCACGAGCCTCGACGCGTGCACCGACCGCGACGATCAGCGGGTGACCGTCATCTACGCCGAAGGCGCGACGACCTCGCTCTCGACCCGCACGCTCACGGAATCGACGCAAGCCCTCACGGCCTCGGCGACGGTTGACGGGGGCGCGGGCTCGATGCGGGGACCGGCCTCGATCACCTCGCTCCCCGACGGGCGGCGGATCATCCTCGAATGGTACGGGCCGGCGAACCTCCAGGGACCGACCTCCTACTCGCAGAGCACTTACGGCGGCGCGTGGGTCGAGCTTTCCGACGACCCCTTTCCCGGTGGCACCTCGTGGATCTCGGGCGCAATTGACGGCCTCTGGATCCGCTACGCCCGCGGCCAGATCGTCGCCTTGATCACCGACACGGGAGGAAACCTCCATCAGCTCGCGAGCGCCGACCTCGGGGCGTCGTGGCGCTTCGTCGAGACCGTCGCCGGGGTCTCGGGTCAGGGTGTCGGCGTCGATGTCTACCCCGACGGGACGATCCTCGTCGTCTACCACGACACCGCCGACGACAAGCTCCGAGCGGTCCGCCTCGGGTCGGCGTTCGCTCCGATCAGCGAGGCGCCCTCTGTCGACCTCCCGACGGGCTCCGACGTGACTCAGGCGGAGGTCCCGCTAACCGTCACGATCGACGCCGACGGGACCGCCTACGCGATCACCGACGACAGCGTCAACGACGCGCCCTCGCTCTATCTGATCGTGTACGAGAGCACCGACGGCGGCGTGACGTGGACCGAGTACACCGACGGCCCGGTCGGGAGCCTGGAGCTGGGCCGGTGGTCCATGCTCCGGAGCGTCGCCAGTAATGGCCGGATCTACGTCCTCGGGGCGCTGGAGAACCTCACCTCGGGCGCGGTCATGTTCTCCCTCTCCGGGTGGAACAACCTCACCACCGGGCCAAATCACACGAACCCGGGGCGCGACGGGTTCATGGCGAACTTCTCGGCGGTCTCGGGCCGCGGTGGCATGTGGTGGAGCGTCACGACTCCGACGAGCGGGGCAACTGGCTACACTGCGAGCGGCTCGGGGACGGGGCTCCTCGCCGGGTCAAGCGACGACAGCTACCTCGCCGTAGTGACCGGGGCGACGACGAACCGGGCATATTTGGCACAGGAGAGCGGGGTAACCGCCGGGGCCGACGCCGCGGTCGCGTGGTCCTGCGAGGTCGTCTCGGGTGGCGCCCTGTCGACGACCGACATCGGGGTCACGCTCCGACACCGGAACCTCTCGAATCAGCTCGTCGCGCTACAGGTCAATCTCGCCGACACCGGTCAGATCCGATTCACCGACGGGACGACGGCGATCACCGTCTCCGTCGACGTGACAGCTCGACGAGACTACCTCCTCGAACTGTCGGGGGGCACGACCGCGCGCCTCTACTCGCGGCCCTCGCCCGCGGACCTCTGGGAACTGCACGGCACGATCATCGTCACCGCGAGCGGGTCGACGACGACGGCCCGAACGACGTGGGGGCATCCAGTCGCCGGGACCTCGTCGTCGCGGTGGTGGTGGGTCACGCACCGTCACGAGGACATCGAGATCCTCAGGTCGTTCGGGCAAGGCATCACCGATCAGGTCGGCAAGCGGATCGCAGGTGTCCCCTACCCGCTCCCGGGGATCGGCTCCTCGACGGCCTCCGCATTCATGCGGATCGTCGGCGGCCACAACCAACGAGGCGGGACGCCCGACTTCAACGTTGATCCGGCTTACGACTACCCGGTCGGGGCTGCGTTCCCGACCTCCTCGCCGTCGCCTGACGCGACCTGGCGAACCAACGCCGACGGCGTCGATACCGACCTCGTGGTCGAGCTACAGGCCGGGACCGACTCACGCCTCGACGAGGTCCTCCCCGTCGTGATTGTGCGAAATGCCAACTTCGACCGCCTCGAAGTCGCGACGGGCGACTCGACGCCGACGTATACGACCGTTGGGACGCTCGACCTCCGCTTCCCCGCGGTCGCCTACACGAAGACCGGCGACGCGATCGAGGTCACCGGGGCGCCGGCCTCGGTCACTCGATGGCTACACGCCGACGAGTTGGTCGGCGGATACATTGACTTCGGGAGCGGGGTCCGTCGTCGGATCACGAGTCACACCGCGGGCTATCTGGCGAACACGGCAACCGTGAAGCCGGTGTTCCGGATTGACGACCCCGGGAGCGTGGGCGCCTCGGGGAGCATGACGATCAGCCATCACAGCGGGATCCTCGTCCTGTCGGGCTACACGCCCGCGCCGGTTCGTTACTGGCGATTTCGGATCCCAAGTCAGACGACCGCTGAGGGCTACTACGAGGCGGGGACGATCGCCCTCGGGGCGCTCGTCGTGCCGGGCAAGCGATGGGCCGACGGCTTCACCTTCGCGGTCGAACCCGTGATCTCGTCGGCGGACTCGCAAAGCGGGACGCGCCGCATCGAGGAGCGCGGGACGCCTCGCCGACGCCTGACGGTCTCGTGGGCGCACGGGAGCAAGATCGACCGCCTCCGAGGCAATGCCAGTCAGGTCGATCACCTCTCGGCGGGACCGGCGACGCCCGCCCTCGCGGGACGTGACGATGTCCTGTGGCAGCTCGAAGCCCTCCAGAAGCGAGCGCAGTCGGGCCGGATCCCCGTGGTCGTCGTTCCGCAGATCCCGAGTCAGACGGAGACGATCACCGACCCGAGCCTCTACCTTTTCGGACTGATCGAGGGCACGGTCCAGGCCGCTCAAGTCGTCGGCGACGAGGGCGTCGACGAATACGTCCGCGTCGAGTCGCTCACCGTGACGGAGCTGACCTAATGCCCCTCGCTCCGTCGTGGCGCGACCTCCTCGGGACCGAGGGCCGGTGGGTCCTCGCGGTGGATTGGTACGAGCGCGGGACGGTTTATTTCAGCGACGAAGGATTCGTCCTCGGGACGGATGCGGGGGACGTGCTCGTCGAGGGCGGCCTCGGGGAGATCACCCTCGGGCGCGTCGAGGCGTCGCCCGAGGTCCGGGTCGTCGTGGACTCGGATCGGGTCGACTGGCTCTCGTCGTGGCGCCGGGGCCTGTTTCTCGAACGAATCCCCGCCCGCCTCTACCGGTGGCACACTGGCGACGACCTCGAAGACGCCCGCCTCGTCGTCGAGGGGTACCTCGGGGACGTAGCCGTCGCCGATCCGACCGCCCGCGATCGGCTCTCGGCGGTCCTCCGTCCGCTTGATCTTGTGACGGGCGACCTCCTCCCGAGTCTGACCGTCACGATCGCGTCGATCCCGCGGCTCTCGTTCATTACAGACGGCGACACGACCGCCGACGGCCCGAGTCTCGGAGCATCGAGGCCCGAGGTCTTCGGGCGCCCGGGCTACCCGACGGGGCAACCGGCGATCCCCGCCCTCGAACTGACCCTCACCGACGACACGATCGCCGATTTCAAGTCGCCCGGGTGGCTCCTCTGCGGTCATACGGTCCGGGCTGCGAACTGCCTCCTCTGGGACGTGACCGACTTCGCGGTCTCGGTCGTCGAGGGCATCGTCCAGACCCAGGACGAGCAAGGGCGCACCTTCTCCGCGGCGGCGGACACGGGCAACCCCTGGAGCCCTCTCACCGACGAGCGGGTCAACTCGGGCCGGTCGTTTTGGTGGGGCCTCGCGTCGCCCGCCGAGGGGCGAAGCAACCCATACCGGACCGGCGACCTCCGCGGCCTCTCCGATGTCCTCCGGTACCTCTACGAGCGGGTCGGAGGACGTCAGGTCGACACGGGCCGAATGGAGACCTACGCCGCCGAGCTGAACAAATACCAGATCGACGCCGTCCTGACGGAGCCGACCGAGATCGGGGCCTGGATCGAGGGCGAGATCCTCCGGGTCTACCCCGTCCGCATCATTCAGGGACCTAACGGTCTGTACTGTCGGCGGCGCACCTTCCGGGCGACCGAGGCCGACGCGGTCGCGACCCTCTCGACGACGGGCGGCGGGATCCTCGTGTCGGCGACCTCGCCCCTATCGCCGGTCGCCGTCACGCTCGCATCGAGGGTCCGGGTCTCCTATGCCTACCGGACGCTCTCGACCTATCAGGAGAGCGTCACCGTCGGGGTCACCCCGGGCGACGCCGCCGAGACCACGAGCGCGGGCGTCCTCGCCGAAGGCGGGGCGCACTGGGCCGAGATCGTCGAGCCCTACGTCGGGACGGTGGAGGCCGTGATCGAGGTCCCGACGACGTGGGACCGGGCGACCGCGCAACGTCTCGCCCTCGACTACCTCGACGCGCAGAGCCTACCCCGACACCGTCGGCTCTACGAGGGCGGCGTCGAGCTGGAGGGCCTCGCCCTCGGCGACGTGGTTCGCCTCGACGATCCGGATCTCAACCCCGACGAGGTCCTCCTTGCGACGGTCGAAGAGATCGAGGTCGGCGGGCCGTCGGTTCGTGTCACTCTGGAGATCTTGCGGGGTCTCCTCCTGTACGATGTCCCCACTAGCTAGGAGCCGCAAACCATGGCGACGACCCTCACGA